ATCCGAAACCGTTTGGACAGTTTACAAACGAAAACTACAAAAACTGATAATCTATGGAAGCCAAAACCTGGTAAGCAACAAGTAAGAATAGTACCTTACGTTCACAATCCATCAAATCCTTTTATCGAACTATTTTTCCACTACAACTTTGGTGGTAAGAATATTCTATCACCTCAAACACATGGTGAAGCAGACCCTTTAGTAGAGTTCGCTGACCAATTGAAATCGACTGGTGATAGAAACGATTGGAATCTTTCAAAACAACTTACTCCGAAAATGAGAACTTATGTTCCTGTTATCGTTAGAGGTGAGGAATCTGAAGGAATCAAATTTTGGGGATTTGGTAAGACTGTGTATCAAGAACTACTTGCTTTCTTCGCAGACCCAGACTATGGTGATTTAACAGACCCAACAAATGGTAGAGATATCACTGTTGAGTTTAAAACCGCAAAAGAGTTAGGTAAGAACTATCCTGAAACTTATATCAGAGTTAAACCAAACCAAACTCCAATTACAGAAGATAAAAACGTTTTAGAAACTGTAAAAGACCAAATTGAATTACCAGGTATGTTTAAGAAATATACTTATGATGATATGAAAGGTTTATTGGAAACTTGGATGGAGACTGGGCAAGTAGGGGATGATTCTAAAGAAGAAGAATCTACACCAACTCAAAACACTACTCAATCAGCACCTGCACCGGCAGTAGCTACGAGTAATTCTACAACCACAGATGTAAAAGATGCATTTGAGGATTTATTCAATAACTAAAAACATTAAGAATGGCTAAAACAAATCGTGATGAATTATCATCGCTATTAGCTGATAACCTTAATAAGAAGTTCAAAGGACAAGCAAAAGTAGCTTACTTTCTTGATGGCTCCGAACAGACACCCACCGATTTAACAGAGTGGGTGTCAACTGGAGATGACATGTTAGATTTAGCTATATCAAATCGACCTAATGGTGGATTTCCTGTTGGACGTATTGTAGAGGTTACTGGTTTAGAAGCGAGTGGAAAATCTCTGTTAGCAGCACATACATTAGCAAACACTCAGAAGAAGGGTGGGTTAGCAGTGTATATTGATACAGAGAACGCAATTAACCAAGAATTCTTAGAAGCATTGGGTGTTGATACTCAGAAGTTACTTTATGTACCGTTGGAAGCGGTAGAAGATATCTTTGATGCTATGGATTCAATTATCGAATCAATTAGAAAATCTAATAAAGATAAATTGGTAACAATAGTAGTTGATTCTGTTGCGGCAGCAACTACTAAAGTAGAGATGGCAGCTGATTATGACCAAGCTGGTTATGCTACTCAAAAAGCAATCATTATCTCAAAAGCAATGAGAAAGATTACAAATCTTATTGGTAGAGAGAGAATATTGGTTGTATTTACAAATCAACTTAGAGTTAGGTTGGGAGTATCCTTTGGAGACCCTTACACTACATCAGGTGGGAAAGCATTAGGTTTTCATGCATCTTGTAGATTGAGAATGAAACAAATGGGTAAACTCAATTCTAAAGTTGGGGGTGTTGAACAAACTGTTGGTATTAAGACTAGAGTACAAGTCATTAAGAACAGAATGGGACCACCACTAAGAGCAGTTGATTTTGAAATCTACTTTGATAGAGGTATTGATAGATATGGTTCGTGGTTGAACACTATGAAAACATATAAGTTGATACAGATTAGTGGAGCTTGGTATACTTGGGTTGATGAATCAACTGGAGAAGAGATTAAATTCCAAGCTAAGAACTTCACTAAACTCTTAGAAGAAAGACCAGAGGTAAAGGAACAAATGTATAAACA